CAGTAGAACAAATAGAACAAATAGAAACAATACTACAAGACTAAAATGAAAATAACAAACGAAGATAATATGAAACTAATGGCAAGGTATGAAGATAACTACTTTGACTTGGCTATTTGTGACCCACCGTATGGTTTAGGAATTGATGGACAAAAAGAAAGTAAAAAAGGCAAAAAATCTGATAGGAAATATCATAAGCAAAAACAATGGGATTATGCAATACCTAACAAAAATTATTTTAATGAATTACAAAGAGTATCTAAAAACCAAATAATATGGGGTGCTAATTATTTTGTAGAACACTTAAATAAAGGAACAAAAGGCTGGATTGTATGGGATAAAGGGCAGCACGGATTAACAATGTCAGATTGTGAGTTAGCTTATAGCAGTTTTCAAAAACCAACAAGAGTGTTTATTCAAAACAGAGTTATATTATTACAAGAGGGGAGTACAATACACCCAACACAAAAACCAGTTAAACTTTACGAATGGCTATTAATGAACTACGCAAAAGAGGGAGATAAGATTTTAGACACTCATTTAGGTTCTGGAAGTATTGCTTTAGCTTGTCATAACTTAGGATATGATTTAACAGCTTGTGAATTAGACAAAGAGTATTACGATGCAGCAATAAAAAGAATAGACCAACACAAGGCACAAATTAGAATGTTCTAAAATAAATACAAAACGTTTATATATTAGTAGGATTGATTAAACAATTCTATTTCAATATGGATAAAAGAAAAAACAATGGCGGCGCTAGACAAGGAGCTGGGCGACCACCTAAAGCTGACGAGATAAAACTAATTGAGCGGTTAGACGCTATAATTGACAAAGACGAAGCTGTAGGTAAACTAGGGGAGTTAGTCACTAAGGGCGACATAAGGGCCTTACAGCTATATTTAAGCTACCGTTATGGAAAACCTAAAGAAAGTATAGACCTTAACTCTAGTGAGGGCTTAAACATTAACTTTAAGGACTTAATTAAATTTGTTGATTAACCATTGATTGAAGTACATAAAAAGTATAAAGAGATACTAGCTAAAGATAGTCGGTATTATATTGTGAGCGGTGGGCGTGGCTCTGGAAAATCTTTCAGTGTAAACGCCTTACTCGTTTTATTAACCTATGAAGCTGGGCATACTATTTTATTTACTAGGTATACTTTATCAAGTGCTTATATATCTATCATTCCAGAATTTATTGAAAAACTAGAAATGCTGGGTTTGCTAGGTGACTTCCATATAACTAAAGACGAAATTAAAAACAAGCGTTCAGGCAGTAAGATAATCTTCAGAGGTATAAAGACCTCAAGCGGCGACCAAACGGCTAACCTTAAATCTTTAACTGGTATTACTACGTGGGTCGTTGATGAAGCAGAAGAACTAACAGACGAGCAAAAGTTTGACACAATAGATTTGTCAGTAAGAAAGCAAGGTAAACAAAACAGAGTTATACTAATATTAAACCCAACTACTAAAGAGCATTTTATATATGGAAGGTTCTTTGAAGACAGAGGTGTAAACGAAGGCGTTAATAAGACAGTAGAAAATACAACCTATATACATACAACTTACTTAGACAACAAAGATAACCTATCTCAAAGCTACTTAGACCAGATAGAGCAAATGAAGCTAAGAAGACCAGAGAAGTATAAACAAAAAATACTAGGAGCTTGGCTAAACAAAGCTGAAGGGGTTATATTTGACAACTGGACTATAGGTGAGTTTAAACACATAGGTACAAGCGTATGGGGTCAAGATTATGGTTTCGCTGCAGACCCTTCAACTTTAGTAGAAGTAAACATTGATAGCACTAATAAAAGAATATACTTAAAAGAATGTTTCTATTTGCAACGCTTAACAACGTCTCAGATTTCAGAGCTTAACATAAAGCACGCTAGAGGCGGTTTAATTATTGGTGATAGTGCAGAGCCTAGACTACTAAGCGAGATAAAAGCTAAGGGGTGCAATGTAAGACCTTCAATTAAAGGACAAGGAAGTATCACATATGGCATAAGCTTATTACAAGACTATGACATTATAGTAAGCCCAGACAGTACTAACTTAATTAAAGAACTAAATAACTATCGCTGGTTAGAGAAGAAGTCTAACACGCCAATAGATAATTGGAACCATTTAATCGATGCGGTTCGTTACGCTGTAGGCTTTCAGCTACAAAACCCAAACAGAGGGAAATATACAGTATCTTAGTCACTAAAATAAAATAAAATTGTTTATATATTAATAAGCGCAACACTATGGAAGTAAAATTAAACATACCTACAACACTAAACGAGATAACTTTAGGGCAATACCAAGAGTTTGACAGCCTAGATTTAAAGAACGATGCTGATGTTCAATTAAAGATGATTGAAATATTCTGTAAAGTGCCTAGCGTAGTTGTTAGAAATATGAAAGCAACTGATATCGTTGAAATATGCAATATCATTAATGCTATGTTTGAAACTAAGCACCAACTAATAAACACCTTTAAATTAGGGAAACAAGAATACGGATTTATACCAAGCCTAGAAGATATGACCTTTGGTGAATACGTAGACCTAGATACTTTTATCGGTGAGCCAGAAAACTTACACAGAGCTATGAATGTTCTATACAGACCCATTGACTTAAAACAAGGAAATAGGTACACGTTAAAAGAATATGTACCAGACAACAGCGAAGACGCTAAGAACTATCCTTTAGATGCTGTATTGGGTGCTATGGTTTTTTTTTACAGTTTAGGGAAGGACTTGTCGTTAGTTATGATGAACTCTTTGGACACACAGAACGAGGCGACCTTAGCGCAGCATCTGGCTTTACTTCCAAGTGGGGATGGTACAATTCAATCTATGCACTCGCTGAGGGAGATATTACAAGATTTGAACATATCACTAAATTAAACGTTCACGAATGTTTGACTTATTTAACATATACAAAAGAGAAAAACGAAATAGAAGCGAGACAAATTAAAAACAAATTCTAATGAGTAACACTGGCATAAGGGGATTTTACCTATTAACAGAAACGATTGAAGCGCAACTACTAGCAGATGTAAATGTAAACACTGTAACGACTGGTGATATCTACGATATTGATTTGTCTAAACAAAGTATATTCCCTTTAAGTCATATTATAATAAATAATGTTTCTGCAGAAGAACAAGTGTTAAGGTTTAATATTTCTGTTTTATCAATGGACGTTGTAGATGAAAGTAAAGAAAAAACAACAGATATATTTAGAGGTAATAATAATGAGCAAGATATACTAAACACTCAGCTAGGCGTTTTAAATAAGATAGTAATGGTATTACGTAAAGGTGACTTATATAACAATCAATATGCTTTAGACGGGAACGCTAACTGTGAACCCTTTTACGATAGATTTGAAAATAAAGTAGCTGGTTGGACCGCTTCATTTGATGTGCTTGTAGCTAATGACATAAAGATATGTTAAACAAAGAAGTACAAAACGAATTAAACAAGTTCGCTAAGTATGTTATACAACAGTCAAGAAGTAACTTAACTAAAGGGGGTAAGAACGTTTCTAAAGACCTTTACAACAGTTTAGGATATAAGCTAGAAGAAACAACAAATGGAACTAGCTTAGGGTTTGAAATGGACGGCTATGGTAATTTTGTAGATAAAGGAGTTCGCGGTAAATCGTCAAGTGCTAAGGCTCCTAATAGTCCTTACAGATATGGAACTGGTAGCGGTAAAAAAGGAGGTTTAACAAAAGGTATTAATCAATGGGTTAAGCGTAGAGGTATACAGTTTAGAGATAGAAAGAGTGGTCGATATTTAAGTTATAAAAGCACAGCGTTTTTAATAGCTAGAAGTATATACCAAAAAGGGGTTAAACCTAGCTTATTCTTTACAAAGCCTTTTAATGCAGCGTTTAAAAGATTACCAGACGAATTACTAAAAGCGTATTCAGTAGGATTAGAGAAACAAATAGGAGTTATATTAAACAAGAAATAAAATGGCAAAGATAAACACAAGAAGTCCTTACTATATTACAACAACAGCGACCAACTTAACTCAGGTTGATTTTGATATTTGGATATACACTGGTACTTATCAAACAGACCGAACAACTGGTAGCTTGTTTAGGTTATCATCGGTTGCTGTTACTGATGTTGTGACAGTTGAGATTGCCGAGCTTGTAAGTGATTACATTTTAAGCACGTTTAACGGCGATTATGATTGTACTAATGTTTGGGTAGATTATAGGAGTTTAAATTATATACAAGGAGTTGCTGGGTCTTATACGAGTTTTACAACTCTAGGAGGGTTCAATGGCTATGGGTTTTTTGAACAAGGAGCTAACCCTCAAAACCTACAAAGTTTATTACAATCAAACACAAAGATATTAAAGCTAGACGACGCACCAGTAAATTTACCAGTAGACACTAGCATAACGACAAGCGTTTCCTTCTATTCTAACAACGAACAAGTTTACACTAAGGTTATTGCCAGCTCACTAGAAAGCGATAATCAAATTGAATACGTTACAAACACAACAAACGGAGCTGATGATTTTGAGCAAAGGGTTTTATTAGACGGCGGTACATTTGAAGGTAGTATATGTTTACAAGAATTTACTGAAGACTTTACAATATTCCCAGTGGATACAATTTACATTGACGGAACAAATGGCGTTGAAGTTGTTAAAGTAAATAACATACAAGAATGTAAATACCAGCCTTATAAAGTAACGTTTATCAATAAGTTTGGAGCGCTGCAAGACCTATGGTTTTTTAAACGAAGTAATGAAACCTTAACAACCAAGACAGAAGATTTTAAAAGAAATATTGTTGTAAATGGTGCGTACGATACAAGCAGACACCAACAAAAAGTATTAACTAAAAACGGTAACGAGAAGCTAACTTTAAACACTGGGTTTTATCCAGAAGAATATAACGAGGTCTTTAAACAGATGCAATTAAGCGAGGACTGTTGGATAGAAATAAACAACCAAACACTTCCGTTAAACGTTAGTAGTTCTAGCCTAGCTTTTAAAACACAATTAAACGATAAGCTAATAAACTATACAATAGAAATTGATTTCGCATACGACACTATAAATAACATTCGCTAGATGCAAATATTAGAGCTTTATATAAAAGGATATAAAAGAATAAACGGGTCAGTTTCAAGTTTAACTACAAACAAGTTA